ATAGACAGCTATCAGTGTATCATGCTATTGATGATAGTGGTTTGTCAGTGAAAGGTACGACAATTACTCAGTTTGATGAGAAAAAGTCTGTATCCAAACGTCTACGTAAACCACAAGAAGTACTGCCTCAATTGCTTGGTGCTGGTAAGGTCGCTCTTAGGTCATTTATGGATGGAATTAAGACCAATACAACAGCACCAACTGGTCGCGTCAACGAAGATGTAATATTATTGAGGATTGTAAAATGACAGATAATGTAGTAATGTTCCCAAAGGCCAAGAAAGATAGCCCTGTTCAAACAAGAGAAGAAGTTGAGGCAAAAGTTGTTGCGGCTAGAAAGGATCATGTTGAATATGTTATTGATGAAACTTTGTCATTTGTTTTTAGTCGCTGCCATGAAGAAGGTTTTAATCTGAATAATGATGATTGCTTTAAGTCTACTGGTATGTTGGTAGAAACTATGAGAGCCGCACTATACAATACTATTGGTCTATATCATCCTCTACATAATGTTGCAGATGAACTTTTTGAAAGTGATGAAGAGGCGCTTGAGCAAACTGAAAATATTATGGTAAAAAGTCTTGATGAAGAAGACTCAGAAGACTAAATACATGATGAAATATAAGGTATAATATGTAATGCTTATCGTGGACCTGTCCCAAACAATGATTTCTACGTTCATGGCAACAATTGGAAATCATACTAACATTCCTGTAGAAGAAGACCTTCTACGACATATGGTGCTAAATGCTATTCGCAGTTACAATGTCAAATTCCGTAAAGAATATGGACAGATGATTATTGCTTGTGATGACCGCCGTTCTTGGCGCAAGGAACTGTTTCCTTATTACAAGGCGAACCGTCATAAGGATCGTGAAGAATCTGAGATTGATTGGAACACCGTATTCGAAGTTCTCAACAAGGTTCGTGATGAACTCAAAGAATATTTCCCATACAAAGTTATTCATATCGACAGAGCAGAAGCTGATGATATCATTGGTACGCTAGTTCATGAGAACGGCAATACCCTTGAAAAGATCATGATAGTTTCTGGCGATAAAGACTTTCGTCAATTGCAGATGTATACCAATGTCAAGCAATACGATCCCACCCGCAAGAAATATCTAGAAGAACGTGATCCTGATCGGTATCTGCGTGAGCATATCTTGCGTGGTGATAGAGGCGATGGAGTGCCTAATTTCCTCTCACAGGATGATTGTTTTGTGATTGGTGTTAGACAAAAACAGCTAAGGGATTCAAAGGTTGATCTATGGGTTGACCAGAAGCCCGAAGAATTTTGTGATGAAGTAATGCTAAAGCGTTATAATCGAAATAAGAAAATGGTTGACCTATCTCTGGTTCCAGATGATATTAAGGCATCAATCAAACAAGAATATACTACTCAAGATGAAATGAAAAAGAATAGAAATGTTTTATTCAATTATTTCATTGAACATAAACTGAAGAATCTCATTGAAAACATTAATGAATTTTAATAGGAAAATATAATGTCACGTAAATCAATTGCATGGATTTTGGACTTTGCCTCAAAGCTTCCAAATGAAGAAGAAAAAGTCAAATGCTTACAAGCAAATGACAACTTTGCTATCAGAACTATCTTACAGGGAGCTTTTGACCCAAGATTGAAGTGGCTTCTGCCTGAAGGTGATGCGCCATATACTCCATGTGAATATCCGAATATGGAAAATTCACTATATCTTGAAGCCAAAAGATTGTATCTGTTTGTTGAAGGTGGAAATAGTAACTTGACGCAGTTAAAAAGAGAAGCTATGTTTCTTGAACTGTTACAAACAGTAACTCCTGAAGATGCAAAGCTACTTATTGCTATCAAGGATAAAAAGCTGCCATTTGAAGGTTTAACAGCAAAAACCGTACTAAAGGCTTTTCCAAACCTTTTTTAAATACTACTGGAGCGTTACTAAATGAGTAAGAAGTTTTCACGCAACCCACGATTTGATGATTTCCATGAAGAAGATCAATATGACAATGGTTATCATAATAACGTAAAAGAACGTAGGAAGCTGAAGAGAATGCAAAATGCGTTAAAAACACGCAATGTCGATTATCTCTTAGACCTTGATGAAGAGTTTTAATAAATGCCATTATACTCTGTTTACAATACAGAAACGGGCGAACCAGAAGATGACTTTTGGGGATCATGGAATGCTCTTCAAACATATCTTGAAGAGCGTCCTCATCTGAAACAAGCGATCACTGCACCTGCATTTATTTCTGGTATAGCAGGTATTACCCATAAAAATGACGGTGGTTTTAACGACATGCTTTCCCGCATTTCGAATGCAAACCCGCACTCGCCTCTTGCACAAACGCATGGAAACAAGGGTATAAAAGAATCAAAAACTAGAGAGGCTGTAAACAAAGCAAGAGCAAAGCAGCCTTTTTAGACGTATATATTATGCTTCAGTGATAACACTAACAACACTAGGAGCCAATATGGTAGCCAGAAGCACTCAGCGTTTAACAAAAAGACAACAAAGACTAGCTGAAAAAGGAGCAGCAGTTAAACTTGTTCCAACTATCAAGCAGCAACATTTTGATTTAAAAGATATTTACCCAATTACCGACAATCAAGTAAAAACATTTGATGCATATGATGAAGGTAAAAATTTATTTCTACATGGATGCGCGGGTACTGGCAAAACTTTCGTTTCAATATATCTTGCACTTAACGAAATTATGAATGAAAGATCACCACGTAAAAAGCTTGTAATTATTCGCAATACACAATCATCAAAAGATCAAGGGTTTTTGCCAGGAAATGTCAAAGAAAAAGGTGAAGTTTTTGAAGCAGCCTATAGAGCTATCTGCTGCGAGTTGTTCCACCGCGATGATGCTTATGAAATCCTTAAGCAAAAAGGAATCATTGAATTCCACACAACATCATATCTTCGTGGGACCACCATCGACAACGCAATCATCCTAGTAGATGAAGTTCAGAATCAACGTTATGTTGAGCTAAGAACTGTGTTGACAAGAACTGGCGATCATAGTAGAGTAATTCTTTGTGGCGATACAAAACAGGATGATCTGTCTTCGACTCGCTACAATGAAGTATCTGGTCTTAAGGATATGATGAAAGTGTTTGAACGTATGGGCTTCATGTCTACTGTTCAATTTGGTATTGATGATATTGTGCGCTCTGGCTTTGTCAAATCGTTCATTATTGCTGAGTATGAATTAGGACTATATTAATAAAGGAATAAAAAATGGATAATGAAAATGCACAAATAATTTTTAATAAAATGAATGAAACACTTCCTTTTATTAAAGAAATGGATTTTATAAGTGAGTTTGTATTGAAGCACTATAATATTGGAGATAGTAATTTACATGATATTATTTATGAAGCTCAATGTTGTTTTGAAGAAATTTGGGGTGCTGCTTTTAAATCCAATAAGGATCACATTCTAGGTTTTGATTAATGTTTAGTGAAAGGAATATAAAATGGATAAACGTGAATTTGTACAGCGTTTCGTAATTGATAATTATAATAGCAGTGACAACGTATATGTTCAGATAGAAGCTGCTCTATATGTTTTTAATGCGATTGAAGAAACTTTTGTAAAGTCTGTAGCTTCTACTGATCTTTGGAAAAATGAACAAAGATAATGTTTAACCTTGATCTAATAGAGCTACCAAAGCTATTGCAGATTAATGGGCCGAAAAGATACTATCAAATCCCTAACGGTAAGAAGTATCCTTCCGTTACCACAATCCTTAGCGCCATGTCAGATAAATCTGGCCTAGATCGTTGGCGTGAGAGGGTTGGAGAAGAAGAAGCTAATCGTAAGATGCAGCAAGCTTCTGCTCGTGGTACGGCGGTCCATGCAATCTGTGAAAAGTATGTGTTGAATGAACCCATCGATATGGCAGGTGAAATGCCATTGACAGCCCGTTGTTATAATCAACTACGAAACTTTGTCAGGGATAACGTCAACAATATTCGAAGCTCTGAAGGACAATTATATTCAGATACATTGAAGACTGCTGGTTCAGTCGATTTGGTCGCTGATTATCGTGGTCTTCCATCGATCATCGACTTCAAAACATCTGAAAAAGAAAAGAAAGAAGAATGGATTGAGAATTATTTTCTTCAAACATCCATGTACTCTTTCATGCTCTGGGAAAGAACAGGATTATTATATCCTAACATCGTTGTCGCAATCGGCGTAGACGAACTAAACGAAGCACAAATCTTTGTCCGTAAGGCTAAGGACTATCTACCAAAAGCAAAGAAAATGTGCATTGAATATCATGAAAGGTTTGAAAATGAATGAAATTAATCTAAACAAGTATGCAGACTTCACATTTGAACTTGCATCAATGCCTAGTAAAGATTTGGATACTCTTATTGAACGTCTGTGTGAACTTGATCAACACGAGACTGTGAATGTTGCCCTACTGATCACTGGTGCATTTGGCCTTGGCAGTGAAAGCGGTGAGTTTCAGGAAATCGTCAAGAAGATGTTGTTTCAAGGTAAGCCTTTGAATGAAGACAATATTTTCCATATGAAGCGTGAGCTTGGTGACATTGCTTGGTATTGGGTGAATGCCTGTAATGCCTTGGGCATTAATCCAAACGAAGTTTTGGCTGAGAATGTCGAGAAGCTTAAGGCACGTTACCCCGGCGGTGATTTTGATCCTTATTATTCCGAAAATCGTAAAGAAAATGATCTTTAAGTGTTGACAGATTAAAAAGAATCATTATTGTTAGGACATAGACGAAAGGAAATCGAAATGTCCGTTAATGATCTTATCAATGCTCTTCAAGCAAACGTTGATAGCTACAAGGCTATTATTAATAATCCTAATAGTGATGCTGATCATGTTGAACGTCTGAAGCGTGTAGTTATTGGCTACGAAGCAGACATTCGTGAACTGAAAGGTGAGTAAGATGGAATATCAAATCTTTAGCACTCCCGTCGAACCTAAATGGCCAGACTATGGTTGCAACATCTATAAGGATGGTGTTTTTATCGAAGGTCGTATCTATCCTAACTATAGTGGTAATGCTATGATGGATGAAGTAAAAGACCTTAAGAATTTTGTTTTTCCTATATCTCAAGGCTATGAAATAAAATGGTAAAGAAATCCCTCAGAGAAATCTGAGGGATTTTTTACATAAAAGTAATAAACATTCGCTTACATTGACCAACAAAATCAAGTTGTATTGAATCACCAAAATCATGATTAATAGTTCGTTCATTAGTCACACCAAGTGCCTTCTTGGCTCGACGCACCACGGCACGATTACTTGCATCAATACAAGAAACTTCTGCTCGACGCACCCATGAATAGTTTGCTTCACCGCCAAAAGTATCAGTAATTTCACAAAATGCGATAGTCATTTTTTATTCCTTATTATTAACAATATAAGCGCCGTATAAACGAATTATATTAAGATGTCAATCATTATCAGATAAAAAAAAAATAAAAAATAGTTCTTGACTCTACATCGACATAGTGTATAATCACTTCATCAAGACGGAAGGATATGCACTATGTCAATTTATCTTAGCATCAATCAAATTCGTGAAATTGCTGATGAGAATGAAGTCTCTCTGCGGGTTGCTAATCTATATGCTGAGTATGTCGCAAAAGCGAAGGAAAAGAATATGATCCTGAAGATGGGCCGCAATACCCTTCGTGATAGCACTCGCCAGAAGACCTACAACGCCGAAAACAAGTTCATGGCAATACATGGCCGTGGCACAGTCTTCAACACTGTAGCAGAAGCTCAGAAGTTTGCTGATAAAGTGTTTGCTTCCAAGGCA